AGGATGTTTATATACTTTTTCATAATAATTGTGCCAATCTAAAAATTCACTTTTATTATATGGGGTTAAAATTGGTAATATATCTAATGTGTATAATTTTTTTTTATTATAATTTCTTTTTAATATATCTTCCATAATTAACTGATAAAATGTAATTGTAAAACAATTATCAAATATAAAGTCAAAATCATACAATCTTAATATTTTTTTAAATTTATCAAAATTTATTAGTAAATTTAAGATTATAATTATAATTATAATTATAATTGTATATACTATTTTCATAATTTTATTTTATATAATTAATTAATTTTCTCGTTAAAATTAAACCAATTAAATAATCTATTATTTCATTAGCAGTATATTCTTTTTTAAAATAAGGTAATTTTAACAGTTTAAATTCTAGAAAATTAGAATATGATTTTTCTCCTCGTAAAGTTAATAGATTTGTATAATTATCAATAAATTCTAAAAATTTTGATTTAAAATATAAACTGTAATAAAAAAAATTTTTTGTTTTATTTATATTTCTATTCAAGCTATTTTTTTCATTTGTATAAAATAAATTTTCTTTAGTTCTATATTTTCTAAATCTTATGAAATTATTTTCTACAAAATCCATATGACTTAATAATTTTGATTTCAAATTTTTTTTCAATCCTGATTCTGAAATTAAATAAGCTGCTGTACTTCCACTGAAAAAATGAGTATTATATGTATTTGTTGTTGGATAAAAAGCATCGCTATGTAATTGTATTATTTCCCAATTAGAATCTAGAATTTGTATATCATTTATTGTTTTATTAAGTTTTTCATAAAATTCTGATTTATTATATTTTGGAAAAGCATCATCTTCCATTATTAAAAAAAAATTATCAGATTTTTTATTAGATAGGTGAATGTTAATAAACGTATCAAAAATATGTTTGCAACATAAAATATGACTTAGTCCACATCCTATTACTGATTTAGGTGTAAAATTTAAAGCATAATTTGATATATAATTTTTATATTCTGGATTTAAATGTTCATCTATTAAAGCATTTATTCCACTAAAACGCTCCACTTTTAAACCAATATTTTCCAAATATGGAAATTGTCTTTCATAATTATTTTTATAATCATGTAAATTAATTACAAAAGTTTTTAAATTACTATAATCTGGTTTAATTAAATTATTTTTAAACATTATTTAAATAAGTATATATTTATCATGTTATATTATTTAAAAATAATATATATATATTATTTAGAAATGGATATTGAATTATTAAAACAGGCATTGGAAAATGATAATAATTTGAATCTAATTAATAAAAATATACAAGATATAAAAAAAGAAAAAAATGATATATTGCAACAATTATGTTTAAATAGAGTTGATTTAAAAACTTTCAACAGTAAATTAAAAGATTATAGATATATAGATGATATTAAAGATTTGAATTATGGCTTTAATATTAGATGGATTAATTTAAATAAATTAGAAAATATTTACATTTGTAATGGTGCTATTTTATGTGATATTAAAACATTATCTAAAGGTATTGGATTATATTTAAAAACATATAATAATAAATTTATTACTATTTATTTAAACGAAAATTTAATATTTCAAAGAATATCTGATCAAGAAAAAATATTATTAAAAGCTATTAATTATCTAAGTAAATAATTTATTTTTTATAAAATGATAATTTGTTTTTGGTTGTCTTATATAATCTCTCTCTATCTCTTTTATTATTTTTCTTATTTTTCAATTCTTTTTTATTTTTACATGTGAATCCATTTATTTTTAATTGTTTTTTATTTAAAACACTCCATATACATATACCTATTGATTTATTTTTTATATTTGTTAACTTGTATACTTTATTAAGACAACTACATAACTTTTCTGCTATAATTTTTTCAGTTAATTTTTTTAATTTGGTTTTTGATATATTTAAATCATAAATAATGTTATAATAATTCAATATATTTATATAGTCTTCTTTTAATAATTTCATTTATATAATAAATAAATATTTTATAAATTTATTATATATATGAGTAAAAAAATAAATTCTGCTATAGTTTTTGATTTAGATGAAACATTAGGTTATTTTTCACAATGTTATGAATTATGGAATTTATTAAAAACATTTTTCAATGATACTGAATTAAATGTCGAGTATTTATATTCTATATTTGATTTATTTCCAGAAATTTTTAGAAGTAAAATATTTAAAATTTTAAAGATGGTTAAGAGAAAAAAACAACTTGGTTATTGTGATTATGTTATGATATATACAAATAATAATGGACCTGATTATTGGGTTAATTATATAAAAGATTATATACATAAAAAATTAAAATATAATTTATTTGATCAAATAATAAGAGCTTATAAAATAAAAGGTAAACATATAGAATTATGTAGAACATCACATGAGAAATCTTATAGTGATTTTTTAAGTTGTACTAAATTACCACATAATACTAAAATATGTTTTATAGATGATGTTAAACATAATCAGATGTATAATAAAAATGTTAAATATATTTATATAAATCCATATAGAAATTATATATCATTCGAAATATTTTGTGAAAAATTTTTCAACAAAAATAAAAATTTATTTATTAATAATAAAAAAAAATATAATGATTTTTTTAAATTTATAAATAACAATATATCACAATATGATAATGAATATTCGATTTCAAATAATATTGAAAAAAATATTAATTTATTAGTTTATAAAAAAATTTATGAAAATATTGATAAATTTATTAAAAACAAAAATAAATACACTAGAAGAAAAAAAAAGTATAGTCATAATCATTCTTTTAAAAAATAAACATTTTTATAATATGCTACAACTCTTTTACTTCTCATTTTTAAATATTCCTCTATACCAGAAATTATTGTAGTTGATAATAATAAAAATACGCCTGCTGAAAATACAATATTTCTATCAAATTCTGTAAATTCCTGTTTTTTATATGTAATTGGATTATATAAACCTACTAATATAAATCCTATTATTAATTTTAAAATAGTTCTTAAATTTTCTAAATATTCAGGTGCTATTATTGATACACCTATAATTGCCAATATACTTAATAATAATGATATTTTTAATAATATAAAAATAAAATTTTTATAAATTTTATTCATATTAATTTTATATTAATTAAATATTTTATTTATTTATTTAATATATAACATATGATATCTATTGAAAAATATAAGATAAATGAAATTATGGGTATAGTAGTTGTTTTATTATATTATTTTGTTTTTACAAAAAAAGAAAATAGGTCATCCTATATAGACTCAAAATATTGGTTGGGTATATCGCCCGTATTAGTTAAAACTGTTATTCCTTTACAGTTGTTAGCTGCTGTAGGCGGTTTATATTGGTATTATAGTGTAAAAAAAAATCCTCCAAAAATTGGATTGTTAAGTTATAATATATTTAACAATAAAATGTATGATTTATTGGTTTTATTATTTTTAATAGGTTCTATTATTTGGCCACTAAGTTTATTACAAAATAATTTACTTGAAAAAAAGACTCTAAATAAATCTTTGATATGTTGTATGGGTCTTTTTATAGCTGCTATTGCTGGTATATTAGCACAAGCTGGAAGTTTTGAAGCTAATAATATATCACCTTTAGCGTTATTGGGTATTACGTTATTTAATACCACTGTAGTTTTAAATGATGGTATAGGATGGTGCGCTAGATTGTTATATCAAACTATATACAAGTATAAATAATATTTTAATAATATAATAAAAGAAGAAAAATGTTAGGCACCAAAAGAAAAATTACACTCGATGAATTACTAGCAGCAGAAGTATTAGAATCTCAACTAGACCAAAAGCAACCTATGAATCTGCCGCCGCGAGACGCTCGGATTTCACCCACAACATCTGTAAAAGAGGCATATTATGATGCAAGTGATTTTCGTAGCACAAGTTCTGGTTCTGGTACAAGTCTTCCTTCTTTTTTACAAGACCAGCGTGATAAAATGACTTATAAAGAGCTCAAGGCGGATCAGGTCAAGCATGAAAAGGGGAGAATTCGAGCTAGTGGAATAAATAAAGTTAAACTACGTCGTAGTAACAGTTTTCAAGGTAATACTAGAGCTTCTCCTAGTCGTGAGCTTATGACAGCCGCGGAATTATCTAAAGTATTAATAGAAGAAAATCCATATCTAGAAAAAGCAGAATATAGATCTAAGAAAGATGAACTTAAGTATGCCACTGGCAAAACAAAAAGAAAAAAAAGAAGAAAACCAAAAACCAAACGTAAAAAACTTACAAAAAAACGTAAACATAAGAAAAGAAAATCCACGCGTAAAAAATAAATATTTATATATGTATATGACAGATACGAAAATAGAGTCTTTAACAAGAAAAGTTCAAAGACTAAATATTAGGGATCATCTAACTAGTCGTATGCCGCCCAGGTCATCTTATCCTGCTAATGATAATAAAAGAAATAGAAATACTTATCTTGAAAGTGAAAAACCAGGAATAATAAGAAAAAATCCTATATCTAAAACTAAAAGACTGAAGACAGCAAGAGGTAAACGTAAAAAACATACAAAAAAACGCAAATATAAAAAGAAAATAAACTCATAAAAACAAATTATATTATTTATCAAATATAATAATATAATTCAAAAAGAACTTAAAGAAAAATAGAGAAAATTTCTTTAAGTTAAAAAATTATATATATTAATTTAGAACTTAAAGAACCCAAAATATAGGTATTTTCAATATGTTACCATAAATGGTAATAAAATATTTTAAAAATAAAAAGTGAAAATTTTGGGAAAAAAAAGTTTGGCAAAAATTTTCGAATTGGACATTTATTTTTGTCCATTTTTTAAATATTTTACCTTTTATACTTTTTCGTTCCAAAAATACCTAATTTTCACTTTTATTACCATTATCCCGCAAAAAAACTCAAATAATTGTGCCTAAAAATTGTGACGATAAATTTTGTAAAAAACATATAATATAATATATAATTTTTGAAAGCTATATGATAATATATATATATATATTATAAACTAAAAATTTGCACCATAAAATATTTTTTATTAAAATAATTTAGAGAATTATAATAAAATACTAATAAAAGACTAAAAATGGCTAAAAATTTTACATCAAATACATCAATTTTTACATCAGATTTTATATGTGTAAATTGTGACTTCAAATGTGATAAGAAAGGTGATTTTAACCGACATATTTTGACAGCTAAACATAAAAGACTAAATCCGACTAACGAAATTACATCAAATACATCAAATTTTACATCGCACGAATGTCCGTGTGGAAAAAAGTATAAACATCAATCAAGTTTAGTTAAACATAAGAAAACTTGTACTTTTATAGAAAATGATAATAAAAATGGTATTAGTTCTGTTAGTGAAGAAACGATAATGAATTTGATTCAAGAAAACAAAGATATAAAACAAATGCTTTATGCTCAAAATGAAACTACAAATAAACTAATAGATATTATACCAAAAGTTAATAATAATACTACCAATAATAATACAATTAATAATAATCAAAAATTCAATATAAATATCTTTTTAAATGAAAAATGTAAAGACGCAATTGATATTAAAGAATTTATTAATCAAATTCAATTAACTTTAGAAAATTTAGATTTTTCAAGAAGTCAAGGATTAGAAGCAGGTTTAACAAATGTTATTATTGAAAATATGAATAAATTAAGTTTATATGAAAGACCTATACATTGTACGGATACAAAGAGAGAAACATTATATATTAAAGAGGATGATAAATGGGAGAAAGATAAAGATAAAACAAAGATAAAAGAAGCATTAAAAGCATTAAATAAGAATCATTTTAGATTAATAAAACAATGGTTAGATAGTAATCCAGATTACATGGAAGATGATAATAAACAAGCATATTTTGCAAAAATATTAAAAACTTGTGGAGCAGTATTAGATGATGAAAAAATAATAAAAAAAATTTGTAATTCAAATTATATAAAAAACCATGTCAATGATTTAGATGAAAATTTAATAGAATAAATATATTTATATATAATAGATTATGGGGGATGTTGCTATTCATAAAAATACTGAAGAAACCGTTAGAGTGTATAGTATAAATAAAACCATTGGACAAGGAAATAGAATGTTCGATTGGCTGTGTAGCAAAATAGGAGTAATTGAGTATTATTTTTGGAATACCTCGGGTTTAACGGTAATCAATGTAATATTTTTGTTATTCACTATTGTTTATATTAGTCTTATTTATATTTTTAAACACTTAATGTCTTATGATATGGATAAGTTGTTTATTTTTGGACAAGTCTTTAGTAGTTCTCTAGAAATTGCGTATATAGTATTACTATGTAGTTTCTTATTATTTACTTTACGTAAAATAAAAAATTCGCCGCGTGATATGTCAACAGAATATTTATGGCTAAAAAGTATTTTATACTTTATATCTAAAGTATATTATTTATTATTTTTAATATTCTTAATGGGTATATTTAAAGGTAATATATATTTATTAGCTCTTCAGGAAAACAAGAATAAGCCTATGTTATCTAATATTATATCACTATTAATAATGGCTAGTTTAATAACTATTGGTATATGTCTGTTATTACCTATACTAATAATCATGTTATATCAAAAGAAGGTAAATACAGAAAGTCGTAAAAGAATGTTTGCTTTGTCAAAAATGTTAATTTCAATATCATTGGTAGCAATAATAATGTATTACATAAGTAAATTAATAGAAGAAGCGGTAGCATCATCTACATTAACTTTACTTAAAATACCTTTTGGAATAGAAACTGATTTTAATAGTAGTGGATCTTGTCAAACGGAAGGAGCAACTGAGAGAGATAAAAATACACCTATTGATACACTACTGAGAAATAATAAATTTAAAAATGCAACAGAAATTATTAAAGCTATTATTGTTTTTCTTATTTTTATTATAATGATACCATTGAAATGTATTTGGACTTGGGGACTACCTGAACTCGATAAAGGTGTAGGTGGCGCGATAGATTCAATGACGGTGACTCTTACTAATAATTTATTTCAAGAAAATGGTACTTATGACGAATACTATAATATAGTCAAGAAAGGAGGTAATAAGCGAAATAATAGAAAGGGATAATTTACATCAAACAATTAGTATAGTGTATATTACACCTTGGAAATTTAAAATGCCGACTTTATGTTGTAATTAATTTTTTATTATTTTAATTTTATTTAAAATTATATATAAATAAAATTAAAGAATAGATTTATCTTCTCTTTTTATTGGTCTTCTTCTTTTTGTAGATTTTCTTTTTTTTCATATAAATTATTATAAATTATATGAAAAAAAATAAAAGTGAAGATTATAAAATTTCCACAGTAAAATATTAATTTAGAAGTTAGAACCAAATACTCCACCAATACTACCATTGGCAGCCATAGGTTCCATTGTGTCATTCAATGAATTATGTATTGCTTGATTTTGGAATGAACTTAATCCATTATTATCAGGATTTATCATATTTGGTAGAGAATCTATCATAGAAATGTTATTTTGTCCGGGCATTTGTTGTGGAGGAGGTGCAATATTAGTATTATCTAAAGTATCAGCACGACTTTGTTGATGGCCAGGCGTAATAATAGGTTGACTGATTCTAACGTTAGAATTATTTTTATTAACAATACCGGATTGGTTACCGTTCCATAGGTTCATAACTCTATCCGCTAAAATGTTTATTTTGGCACCAAGTTTAGTTTGCATAGTAACTAATATAATTAGTAATGGTAAAACAAAATTAATTTCATTGAATTTATGATAATCTACTCTGCTATAAGTAGGTATATATCTAATAATTTTATCAATGAACCATATAGCAAAGAATATTGAAAATAGTTGAATTGAAACTTCTAATGCAATTTCAATACTAGTTTTAGTATCATCTTCTTCAGGAACATATACTTTAATAGCTTTTAACGTCAATACAACTGGTATAATAGCAATAATAATATATTGTACAAGGTTTAACATATTAGCTTTATTATCAAGATCAAAGTTGAAAACATGATTAAAAAAGTCAGTTATACTTAATTTTTTATTAGATGTAATATCAATACTTTCTTCTGATAGAGGCATGTTTAGATTTATATATAGAAATAAAAATATTTAAAAATAAAAAAACATAATTAAATTATTACTAAATGTTAAAAAAAACATTATTAACTAATAAAAATCGTAATAATATAAATGGTCATGATGAAAATCAATATTTAAATTTAATAGATGATATATTAGAAGAGAATAATGAATTTATAGGTAGAAATGGTAAAACTCTGGCTATATATGGTTCGGCGATGCATTTTAATTTATCAGATAATACAATACCATTCTTAACAACAAAAAAATTAGCATGGAAAACATGTTTAAAAGAATTATTGTGGTTTATAAATGGTGAGACATCAAATAAAAAATTAAATGATGTAAATGTTCATATATGGGATGCAAATTCAAGTCGTGAATTTTTGGATTCGCGGGGTTTAACAGATAATAGTGAAAATGATCTGGGTCCAATATATGGATTTCAATGGAGACATTTTAATGCAGAATATAAAAATTGTGATTCAAATTATGAAAATCAAGGAATAGATCAACTAAATTATATAATTGAGCAATTAAAAAATAAAGATACAAGAAATTCTAGAAGATTAATAATGACAGCATGGAATCCGTGCCAATTAAATGAAATGGCATTACCACCGTGTCATGTTTTATGTCAATTTAATGTATCAGGTGAAAATAAATTAAGTTGTTCTTTATATCAAAGAAGTGGTGATGTAGGTTTGGGTGTGCCATTTAATATAGCATCTTATTCATTTTTAACACATTTAATAGCACATCATACAGGATTAGAAGCTTCAGAGTTTATTTATTTTTTAGGAAACACTCATATATATGACGATCATATAGATGGATTAGTTATGCAAAAAGATAGAAAACCGCATGTATTTCCTAAATTAACTATTTTAAATAAATATGATAAAATAGAAAATTATAAATTAGAAGATTTTAAAATAGAAAATTATATATTTCATGATAATATTAATTTATTAATTCGTAAATAATAGTTTAAAAAGATAATAGAGATTATTAATTATATATGAGTGGGGCTTCAGCAAATGCTTCAGCAAGAAGAAGACGTGCAGCACCAGATAATAGTCAACAAGTATTACAAAGATCAAGTAATTTACAACAAACACCAATAAGAGAAGAAATAACAAATAATACAGTAGCAAATAATAGCGGAACACCACTTCAAATATTAAAACTTCATGATTTAAAAATTAAACAATTAGAAGAAACTTTGGATGAAAAAATAACAATGATATCAAAAACAATAGCAGAAGAGATATTATTTAATAATATGAATATGGATAGCTATAATGATAATAATGATAATAATGATAATAATGATAATAATAGTGAATTATTTAATAATATAAATAGTTTGCAAGAAAAGATAGAAAATGTAGATTTTGAGGAATTATCATCTTTAAAAAGCAAATTTGAAAAAAATAGTTTAGACAATAGTGGATTATTAGAAAAATTAAATAATAAGTTAGAAAAATTAGAAAACGATATTAATAGTTTTGATTTAAAGAAAAATGTTACTAATTTAAGTGAAGATAAAATTGTTATTGAGAAAAATTTAAATAATAAAATAGATAATGAAATATCTAAATTATCAAAGAAAATAACAATGCTAGATACGTTATTTAATAGTACAAAAAATAAAAATTTAGAGATAAATATTAATAAATTAGATGAATTAAAAAAAATGCATAATGATTTAAGTAATAAGGTAGATAATATAAGTAAAAATGAGAATGAATTAGAATTGAATAGAAATAATTTAACAAAAAAAACAATAGAATTGAATGATATAAGAGATGAAATAAAATCGTTAAAACTAGATATAAAAAAAAATGTAGATACTAATGATGAATTAAAAGAAAAAGTAGTATATATTAAACAAGAAATTGTAAATAATAAACAAGATTTTTTAACTAAAGATGATATTGAATTGCCGTCTTTAAAGTTAAAACTGGAGCAAATTGAAAAAAAAATAAGTACAATGGATGATTTAGTTGAAAACAATCCATTAGATAATACTGCATTGGTTACAGAAATAGGTAGTTTAAATGATAAAACTAGTGATTTAGAAAGTAAAATGATTAGCAATAATAATGTGCTGGTAGAACGATTAAATAATATAGTAGACCATATAACAAGTTTAAATATAGAAACATTATCAAATAATGTAACTGCTCTAATGGATAATAATGTAAATAATAATGTAAATAATAATGTAGATAATAATGTAGATAATAATGTAAATAATAATGTAGATAATAATGTAGATAATAATGTAAATAATAATGTAGATAATAATACAAATTATATAATAAAAGAAACAACAAATGTAGGAGATAATAATTTAGTTACAACATTAAATGAAAAACAAATTAGTTTAGAAAATAAAGTAAAAGAATTACAAATTAATTATGATGAATTGAAAAACGTATGTATATCTTGTTTAAATACAAGTGAAAATATGAAAGATGTTATAATTAAAACACAAACATTAGGTTTAGAGTCAAATAGTATAACAAATACAACAAAAGATAAAATAATAGAAATAGAAGAAAAAATAAAATTAGTAGAAAATGAAATACAAAATTTATTAAACGATGGTGATGAAGATAATGATATATTTAATGATAATAATACTGCAGAAATGATATTAAAATCAATGATAAATTCAAGTATAGGGATAAATAATTTAGAAAATATAGATATAGAAGAAGCTGGTTCAATAACTATAAATGATACCAATGATAATACAAACAACCTGGATGTAAATATATTAGATGATATATCGCTAAATGAAGGTTTTATTGAATCAAAATCAATAGAAATAAATTTAAAAAATAATGATGAAGAAAATATTTTAAAAGATTCTGATAAATTATTAGATAGTGATATGTTAATAAACCAGGATATATTATTAAATCCGAATATACCATTAAATCCAGATACACCATTAAATAATAATTCATTTATTTCTACAATTGATGACAGTTATGATTTAGTAAATGATGAAAAAATAGTATTAAAAGAAGAATTAAAAGAAGTTATAAAAGAAGAATTAAAAGAAGATTTAAAAATTAAAGAATTAGAAGAACAAGCATTAAATGAAAAAAATTCAGTTAATGTAAAAGAAACAAAACCAAAAAAAGAAAAAAAAAAGAAAAAGGAAAAGGAAAAACAAACAACTTTAGTATTAGAATAAGTAAAAATATAGATTTTAATTTATATAAATTTATTAATGAAATTATTAATAAATTTATTTATATTAGTTATAACATTATTCTTGTATATTCATTTATATAATCAAATAAAAACAAGCAATTATTTAGAAATTTATGAAATAGATAATATATCTAAAGATAAATTTGAAGAATTATGTGAATTAAAACAACCGTTATTAATAAATAATATTAATATAGTAAATATAAATTTATCATATATTAAAAATAATTATGGAAGTTTTGATGTAAAAATTGTAAATAAAAAAAACGATGATAATATTTATTTACCCATGAAATTTATAACAGTATTAGATTTATTAAAAAAAGATATTTCTGGTAATTATTTTTCAGAAAATAATTATGATTTTTTAGAAGAAACATCATTAAATAAAGAATTTTCTAAAAGTGATATGTTTTTAAGACCTTTAGGAGTTTCATCTATAAAATATGATATTATATTTGGTTCAATTAATTCATATACACCATTAAAATATGATTTAAATTGTCGTAATTATTTTGTAGTATTAGATGGATGTGTAGAAATAACATTGTGTCCACCAAAGGATTATAAATATTTACATGTAAATAAAGATTATTTAAATTTTATATTTAAATCTTCTATTGATATTTTTGATCCAGAAAGTAAATATAAAGACGATTTTGATAAAATTAAATTTTTACGAGTAATATTAAAACCTGATACATTATTACAAATACCTGCATATTGGTTTTATAATATTAAATTTTTAGAAGAAAATACAATAGTTGCTAATTATAAATATACAACGTTTATGAATTCTGTAGCGAGTTTACCGGATTATTTTATAAATTTTTTACAAAAAAATAATACAAAAAAAACATTTACAAAAATAATAAGCTAATTGTATAGTATTAATAAATGATATTAAATATATATATATTATTTACAATATGATAAATAATAAATATAAAATAGAAAAGTATTTAACACGTGGAAATTTTGGTAATATAATTGAATGTAGTTATAAAAATAAAAAATATGCAATGAAATGTAGCACGGATTTGAATGTTATAAAATATGAAGCAAATATTTATAAAGAATTGAGAAAAATAAAAAATATTTCAAAAATGATAGATTGTTTTTTATATAATGATAAATATTGTTTAGTATTAGACTTGTTTAATATGAATTTAAAGGAGTATAAATTAAAATTTGTAAAAGTACATGATTATGAAATAAAAGTGCGTAAAATAATGATAAAAGTAATTGATATAATAAAAGACATTCATTATATGGGTATAATACACAGAGATTTGAAGCCAGATAATATATGTTTAAATGTGAATTTACAACCATTTATTATTGATTTTGGATTAGCAAAAAAAATTATTAATAATACTAGACATATAGAAGAGAGAAAAATAAAAAATTTAATAGGAAGTCCAAATTATATAAGTCTAAATGTTGTAAAATTAATTGAACCGTCTAGACGAGATGATATAGAATCATTGTTTTATATTTATATGTATATGTTATTGTCAGATTTAGTTTGGATTGAATATACAAAAAATCCATTAGAAAAACAAAAAGGGTTATTTTTAATTAAAGAGTTTTTAAATAAAAATAAATTATCATTAAAATTATTAGACATTTTAACATATTTACGAAAGTTACACTTTTCTCAATCTATAAATTATAATCATTTAATTATATTATATAAAAACATATAAAAAAAAGCTTTTCAGCTCGGGTATACGATGACTTATAGAGTGGCTCCATGACACATCTACAAGGTTGGTGTCGGTAGTGTGGATTACATATATTTAAATATTTATTTGAATACCACTTCAAAGCTTACGGCTGAATTGGCTCTAGCTAGTGGCATAGAGATACAATTCATAACAGGTCTTGAGCGGGCTAGACTTCTTGGGTGATCAAGCCAAGAGACCTGTAACCTAGTGTTCAGTTATAAAAACTGACCATGGTATTCAAATAAATACTGAAATATATGTAATCTTTGCTTTAGAAAGATTTAAAGATTTTCTATAAATGTTATTCGTCTATCATTTAATGTTCTACATATATAATATATAATATAACCATAATCAATTTTTTTTATATCTAACATTTTTAAGTTAGATATATATGATTATATATTTCATATCTTAATGAATATAGATTAGCATATTTATTAACTGTATGTATTAAGTTTAATAATTTATCAGTTGATAAATTAGATAAATTTATTTTATCATAAATGAGATAATTATCGATATTATTATTTGTCATACTAAGTAAAATATCACAAAATGATGTAATTGAATGAGACAAAACATATAAATGTTTTAAATAATTAATAGGAATTATTTTATGATATTTGGTATACAAATAATAACAATTAAATATATAATCAATTGATAGTTTTTTATCAGATTTAATATAATTATGTAAATCAAACGATTTATTGCAGACAATTCTAGAAATAGTATTAATATATTTTTTTTTGTAATGTTCTTTGTTAATGTAATTAATTATAATAATTTGTATATCTTTAGGGAGTTTTTTGAAAATATTATTATAATATTTTTGAGTTTTATAACCTTTATAAATTTTTTGAATGTATATAGCAGGTTTATTATATAATAATGAGGCGTGGTTAAAACAATAGTTCTTATGTTTAATTTTAATATATGTAATATTATTACATGTTTTACTATTAAATTTAATACAGCTGCAGTTACTAAATAACATATTTATTATATATATATTAAAAAAATAATTTAAAGCTAAAATAAAATATATATTTATAAAATGTCAGTTGATTCCAAGGAACAACAATCTATGAAAACTGTAGGATGTGTAAAATGGTTTAATAATAAATCTGGGTATGGATTTGTTACTATTATTGATGCTAAAGAAGAATCATTAAAAGGGCGTGATATTTTTGCACATCATAGTTCTATTAAATCTACAGGAGATTTATATAAATATCTAGTTCAGGGAGAATATGTAGAATTTACTCTTCAAACTATGGAAAATAAGGAGCATGAATACCAGGCTTCAAATATTACAGGTATTATGTCAGGAGATCTAATGTGTGAAACTCGTTTTAAAAATAAAGATTTATCGCGTGTTCGTGATACAACATTTACAAGACGGGGACCCCAAAGAAACAGGGAACGTTTTGGTTCATCCGAAAAAAAGGATTAAAGAATAAAAAAGGATAATAGAAAAAATATAAAAAATATAAAAAATATAAAAATGTAAAGATAATACTGATATAATTTATCATTATTATCTAATTAAATAATTTATAAAAAAAAGTTTTTTATGAAAATGAAGTCAAGTAAACCAAACAAAACCTAAGGAAAACTACCAAGAAAACTTAGTAGTAAATGCCTTATTATTCCATACCTCAAATTTAATGCCTTCAAAATGCATTTTTTCACCGTCCTTCCACCAGTTATCGTAATTTGTACTAATGTAATTTGTACAAATGGGTAAGTAGATGGAGTCGGGAGAGCACATTTCTTTTAGCCAGTTTTCCATTACTTGTTGTGGATAACCCAATCCATGACAGTTAGCTTTGAAATCATTTCTATCAAAATTAATAAATTTTTCTCTTTTACCCTTATTAGACGCGTTAACAATACCATGGGTGATTGTAGTATGGTATTTATTGGTAAGCTTATGGAACAATTCATTTCGTACAGAAATTTCTTTCTTTTCACGTTCTTCTTGACGAGCTTGCGCGCGCGCTAGGATTTCTGCTTCGATCATCTCCTTCTTAACACCAGAGTTGCTCTTGATCTTATCCGCAAAAGAGTTGTTGGTTTCCTCCATTATGATTGTGTTTTGATAGTAATAATATGTATATATTATTTATTAACATATTCAATTTTTTTTTAACTAACAAAAAAAAATTATAAATTAATGTATACCTAAAATTAATGGATTTTCTGAAACTCTGAATTTATCAATTAATATAAAGTATGATCTTTTAATTTTATAATAACATATTTCATGATTTATACCCATAATATCATCTTCGATAAAATTGAACATATTGTTATATATAATTAGTCCGCGTTCAATTGGTCGTATAAAATTAAAAAGCCACCAATTTTTATCATCGTTTTTAGATAATATGGTACATGCTTTATATGCTAAAAAATCAAGTGTTTTGCTATATGGATTATGATATGTTATGTTTGTATATTCATTATTTTCACTAAAAATATTAGTGTTTATAGTAAGTAAATTAATATTTTTTACATATTTAATTAATTTTTTTTTATCTTGAATTTTATTATAATAAATTTTTTCTAATAATATAGAAAGTCTTATTTCATAAATATATATTTGAATATCAGTTGGTAAAATATTGAAAAAGTAATTAATCAT